AATTTTATTCTCAAGTGTTAAAACATTAGTGGAGAATAAATTATCAATATTTTTATAATTATTCTCACATTGAATATGACCAACCCACATTTGGATTTCTTTCAAATCATTAGGATTGATCTTATTAATTAAATTCTCATAGAGTACAACACTTTGGTTAATGTATTCGTTTACAATTGATTCATTAAGTCCTTTATTGGAATTAAGTTCATCATATAAGTAAAACAATTTACTGATGTTTTTATTCTTTAGGATCAATTCCTCAAATACAAACATATCTTTTTTGAACGTATTTTTCTTATACGACTCAACCAATGTATTTTCTATTTTAGATTTTAATATACCAAATTTCATAATCTTTTTATTTATAAATATCAATCTCTTAGTAATTTACTCAATTCATTCTCAATTGATCCTAAAGAATTTTTTGCTCGGCTTAAATCAATATATGAATCTCCGTGAATATCATCACTTTCTAATAGAATATTTAAATTGTTTTTTTCTTTATTTTCAGGTAATCCTCCCGCATCTCCCCCAAGTTCAGGTCCTGGTGGTGGTCCTGATGGTGGTGGTCCTCCTAATCCACCTAAATCCATACCTCCCCCTTCAGGTGGTGGTGGTGCAGATTCTGTAGATCCTGATTTAGTTTTATACAATTTATCCACTGTATCAAACATACCTGTATGTGTAATAATTGTAGGTGTATTTACAAGTTCAGCGGCAACCGCTTTCTCTAATCTCATTTGTTGGACATCCAACTTAATATCCTCATCTGAGAAACCAAAGATATGTTTCTTCGCCCAAGTTGCGGATGTTGGTGCCAATGTACCTGGAATATCACTAACAAGGTCTTTGTATAATAACACTTTTTCTTTCCATACATCAACCATTAACAAATCCGCTTGTTTTGATGGATTGGTAAGACCTAATGTAAAGTTTTGTAATTCGTCCTCAAATCCTAATAAAAACAAGTGAATGATTGCAATTTTGTTCATTTCTGCAATCATACTTTTTTGAATCTTATTGATGGTTCTTGCAAAACGAATATCTTGTAATGATAGATTTTTACCGTCACCAACTACCTCTTCAAATCCTAAATACGCCTTTGGAACTCTCAATGCGGTTACCAATTTCTTTTGGATATATTCAATATCCGCAATTTCAGATAAGTTTTGTGCCCCAGGTAATGTCTCAATTGGCATTGTTTGTGTTACGTCTCTAACAGGAACAAAGTAATCTTGATCCACCGCCATTTGGTTAAATCTTAAATCTACATTTCCTGTTTTATTATCTACAACTTGATCTCGTTTAAATTTGTTTGCAACACGTTGTACATACGCCTCAACGTCTTTATCATCCATATTACCAACAAACACCTTAAACACCCTTCTTTCAGGTGCTCTTGATGTTCTATATATTAACATCGCATCTTCAGATAACAATAATTGTTTCCAAATACGTCTTGCTTTTTCTAACATAGAAGTTCCATAAGGAAGTTTTCTATCATCACCCAATAATCTAAAGTGAGCAATCTCCCAAGAATTAAATTCCATATCTTTTACCTTCCAATGGAATCTCAATCCTTTTTGGTCAGGATTAACTTCGGCATTAACCGATCTTGCGTCCATACCTCGTTCCAAACGTTCAATTTCAATGTTTGGTAATTGCATACAACCAACAATACCCTTTTCAGAATCAAGTTTTAAATACACAAAGTTATCACCATATTTACAAGTATTTCTTGTCCACATCGCCAAGTTTGTGTTAATATCCAATACATTATTAAATAAATCGGCAAGGATACCTTTTATTCTTTTTGATTCAGAATAAATCTGTAAAATATAACCATCTTGATTTGGTGTTGTAGATTCCTCAGCGTATATGTCTAACGCAGTTGATATCTCAGGAGTAAATTCCATCGATTCATAATCATAAAATGATGCTAATCTTGTTGGTTCATAATAAATTGCTTGAGTATATAAATTATTTTCAATTTTTGCCCATTGACCTGACAAATACATTGATTGTTGTGCCTGAAGTTTTTCTGCCTCATATTCTTTCTTATCCGTAGTTCTTAACAATTCTTTTTTGTCAAGTTTATATGTTGGATAATCTTGGTTTAATAACGAATTTGGACCGAATGCTTGTGACAATCTTTGCCAAATTGTAAAATTATTTTGATTTTGTTCCATATTAATAATCTAAATATTTTTATATATTTTTAAATAGTTTACGTATTACTTGGTGGTGGTGTAGGTGGGTTCCCTTTACTACTATCAGGTAATGATCCTTTCTTATTGAAGGTAACCTCAAATTTTTTAACATTTAATATTGGTCGCCCAGGTACTATTAATTTACTACCTGCAATTATATTCCCCGATCTTTTTCTGTTTACTAATCCCATTTTACATAAATATTATCTAACACCAAATAACCATCCATATGTTTCATAATCTTTACGATTTACACTTGAATTATCTTTAATTCTATCTTGATTCATATGTGGTATTACAGGGTTAAAGGTTATTATATCTTTAATTGATTCATTATTATTCACCGTCCAAGAATCCAACATTGATTTTGTTTGTTCCGTAACTCGTTCCAAACTTGAAAATGACGATTCTCCAACATATAATGCTATTGATATGGACATAATAAGGTCATCGTGGTGACCTTTTTGGTGGTCAGGTCTACCATTCACGTATACGAATGTGTTCATTTCATTATACAATCTTGAACTATAAATCCTGAACTTGTGTCTCATGCCTTCTTCAAATGCCGCAATAATCTGAACACGTTTATTGTTAAAGTTAATTCCTGGAATTTTATCAAGGGCTTTCGGATCGTATTTCCAAGTGTTATTTAAATCAACACCATCAACATACATACTTTTATATCCAAGTTCTTGTAATTTTCTTGATGTTGCAATTCCCATACCACCAGTGATATCAATTACAATATACGCTGAATACATATTTCCCCATTTATACGCAATTTCCGCCAATACATCAGGTGGAATTTTTCCAATATATTCTAATACTTGTTCCCGTTCATCAAAATCAATAATTTGTATTGTACTAAAATCCTCACTATCACCACGAGAAACATCAACACCCATAATATACTTGTGTCCAACAATAGGTTCCTTCCATATCCACAATGAATTACCCATCATTTTATTTTGGGGATCTTTAACCATATTTTCACGAATACTCTGTAACATCTTTGAGTCAAATACATTATCTCCTGATCCAAGGAAGTTACATTCCAACTCTTGAGAAACCTTACGTTTATCGTATTTAAGTTTCTTAACCATTCTTTCAAACCAATCTGAACAAGGTTTGTAACCACCATCCATTATTGTCTTTAGGTCATCATAATTCCTTGTTTCAAATGGAATGCTTTCCCAACTTAATATTTTATCTTCACTATATTCTTCTTTGTTTAACAGGTAATGAATAATATCTTCAGTTTTAACCAAGTATAAATCTTTTGTATAACGAGGATCTCTAAACCAATACATTTCTGTAATTTTAAAGTCGTTCATATTTCTTAACGATTGGTCATATATTTCATAATAAATTGGGTCATAACCATTTGGTGTTGATACCACAATTACCTTACCACCTGTAGATAAGGACGCCATACAAGCTGACCAAAAATCACTGTCGGCTTCGATAAACGCCGCCTCATCAAATACTAATATAGTAGGGGTAAATCCACGTAAAGCATCTTTTGATGTTGCCACCGCTTTAACCTCAGATCCATTTGTTAGTTTGTAATGTTTTTGTGCGTTTTTTTCATTAGAAAAGTCCGCACCAACCCATTTTGGCCATTGAGCAACAAATGATTTAATCTTATTAGCCATTTCTTGTGATGTATCAAGTTTGTTGGCAATAATTAGGATTTTTTCAGGTTTTGTTTTTTTTGCGAACACCAATTTTTTTGATATCCAAGCAGCGGTTACCGTAGACACACCCGCCTGACGGTATTTTAATGCGATATTTTCATTATATTTATCATAATCCTCTAACAATGAAACCTGATCAGGAAACAATTGTAATGGGACATATTGTGAAACCGTGTTATCGTAAGTTTGTAGATACGTTTTTAATGCGTATGGAGTATCCTTCATACATTTTACATACTCCAACATTAGTTGTTCTTTAGATAAACTCATAAAACTATTTATCTATAAATATCAAAACCCCCAGTTAATTTCTTAAAAGGGGGTTTTATTAATAATATTAGTTATTTAATTAATAAGTGTAAGAATCATTCTCATCTTCTTCATCTTCTTCTTCATCACCATATGTTTTGTTATACATTACCTTTGCCTTGGACAAAATTTCGTTAAATCTTCTTTTTGCTTTCTCATTATCTGATGGAATTTCAGAAATAACATTTGCAATAATATTTTTTAAAAAATCTTCTGCTGGTGTTGAGTAAAGAACTTTTTCAAAGAAAGGAATATAAACCTTACCTTCAGGATTTAAAGTTAATTCTTCAGGTAAGAATGTTCTCATTTTTCTAACAAGTTCTGCACCTACACGGAAGTTCATTGGTTCATTCTGCATTGTATCCGTTTGACCAATAATATCCATCGCCATTTCAGGATCCATACCTCTCCATTGTTCTCTTCCTTGAATCATTGAGAACGACTTAAACAATTCGTGAAGTAAAATTGGGAATATTAATCCATTCGCAAAATATGTGTCATTATCGTTATCGTTTTCCTCCTCGTTTCCTTCATTACCTTGTTCGTCATCATCGTCATCGTCATTGTCAGGATTACCCATACCTGCTGACCCCGCAGCATTACCACCCATTGCTTCAATAAGATCCTCATCAGTGAAATACATTAAATCGTTCGCTCCCATTATTTTATTATACAATGGGTATAATGATGGATCAATCGCATCTAATTTATCTTTATATGCTTGGTAAGCGAATTGACCTCTTTTACCTTTACCCATAATGATTGCGTTGATAATATTTCTTTTTTCAATTTCTAATTGTCTTTGTTCTTCAGGAGTTAATTCATCAATATCAAATGAAAAGTTTTTAGGTAATTCCAATTTTTTCTTTTCTTTTGGTTCCATTTGGAATTGTTCGGGATCAATAGGTACCTCACCCAAAAATGTTAACATATTTACAAAATTAAATTCATAAACTGTTCCACCATTTTTATGTTTTTTCTTAACTATAATACCTTCATCAATTGCCTGTTTCATAGTAACTGAATTAGGTAACCAACCTTCTTCTTTTGCCGCAATCTCAATTGCCAAATCTCTTAATTGTTCTCTATATCTTGGTTCCGCTCTCATTGCTTGTTGAACGGCTCTCATCTGTTCCATTTGAATTGAGGATTTAACTTGTGGGTCAGTTAAATTTCTTTCAGTACCAAAATATCTTTTAACGTAATCAACAACTTCTTTGAATCGTTTACTTGCGATTTTTTCAACATCTCCAACACCACCTCTAAACGCTCTGTTCTTAGCATAAATACCTTCTGGATCCTCAATTTTTTGTTGAGTTCTTGGGTGTGGTCTTTCTTGATAATCACCAAAGTCCATAGGTGCCTCCTTAACGATTTTTCTAATAAATCTTTCTAAATCTCTATTTGACATTTGTTATACGTTTAATGCTTGTTTAATTATGTTCATGAAATCATTCTTTTGTTTTTCCATTCCTGCTTTAGGATTTTCTTTAACACCTGGATTTGGGTCTTTGTGTGGATTGTTTCTTCTCTTTGGAGTAGTTTTTATACCAGGAGTTTTTGTTCTTTCCTTCTCTTTAGTGTTTTCACCCATAGATGACATTCTAACAATTGGTCTTTTCATTTCCATACCTTCATTTTCTGAAAACATACTATTTTTTTTTGGGTTCTTCAACATCATACTCTCAGATCTTTCTGAAATATTTTTATTCAAATCACCTTTGGTAATTCTTGGATTAATGTTTTTTTGAACCATTTCCAAAATTCTATCTTCTAAAACTTTTTCATAATTTTCTTTTTGAGTAGATTTTTTGTATTTCACAGTTTTTTCAGGATTTTTCTTTTCTGGCATATCTTTGTACTCTTTCTTTGTTGTACTATCCGAAAATTCTTTCGCCATTTTACACCAC